GATCGTCGACCGACACTTGGCTTTCCCATGTTTGGAGTATCCCAACACCGATTCTCCCAGTCACAGACAGTCCTGACTAATGGCAGCTCGTAAGAAGCCGCTACGAGGGGCAATCAAGGCAAGGCTGCACAGCCCTCTTCTCAAGGGCGCAACTAAGGCAGATGACATCGCCAAGCTTGCAGATGACCTTGGGACTCCTCTTATGCCGTGGCAGAAGTGGGTTCTTGATGACATGATGCGCATTGACGCTAAAGGCATGTACATTCGAAAGACATCCTTGCTTCTAGTAGCTCGTCAGAATGGCAAGTCCCATCTAGGACGCATGAGAGTCATATGGGGGCTCTTCTACGGAGGCGAGATGAAGCACTTGATCATGTCCTCTAACCGAGCAACAGCCTTGATGACCTTTCGTGAGATCGCTTGGATCATTGAGAATGCTCCTCACCTCAAGGCAGGGACTAAGGCGATCCGTTATGCAAACGGCGGCGAGCGTATCGAGCTGCTAAACGGGGCAACCCTTGACCTAGTATCTGACACTCGTGACTCAAGCCGTGGACGCACTGCAGACTTTCTCTGGATCGATGAGGTTCGAGAGATCAGCAAGGACGGCTACACAGCTGCCATCCCTACAACACGCGCACGACCTAACTCGCAGACCTTCTTGACTTCAAATGCTGGCGATGCCTTCTCAGAAACTCTCAACAACCTACGAGAAAGAGCGCTATCTGCGCCTCCTAAGTCTTTCGGGTTCTATGAATACTCTGCTCCACAATACTGCAAAATCACAGACCGCAACGGGTGGGCATTCGCTAACCCTGCACTCGGTCACACAATCACGGAGGAATCACTTGAAGAAGCTGTGGCAACTAACAAAATTGAAGACACTAGAACTGAACTTTTATGCCAATGGATTGACTCTCTACAGAGTCCGTGGCCTCATGGCGTACTTGAGGCGACCAGCGATGCGACGCTATCCATTCCAGCAGGCGGCTATACGGTATTCGGCTTCGATGTATCTCCATCTCGCCGCAACGCGAGCCTCGTTGCTGGTCAGATTATGGGTGACGGGAGAATCGGTGTTGGGATACTCCAAACATGGGAAAGCCAAGTGTCGGTCGACGATCTAAAGATTGCCGCTGACATTAAGGGATGGGCTGATCAGTACCGTCCCAAGATGATCTGCTTTGACAAGTACACAACGCAATCGATCGCTGAACGATTGGCCAATGCGGGACAAATTACAAAAGACGTCTCTGGTCAACAGTTCTATCAGGCATGTTCTGACCTTCTTGACGGTCTAGTTCATGGTCGTGTAGTCCACAATGGACAAGCTGAACTTATTCAACAGATGAACAACTGCGCAGCCAAGGTCAACGACTCAGCATGGCGTATCGTCAAACGTAAGAGCGCAGGCGATGTCTCAGCTCCTATATCGCTGGCCATGGTTGTTTCGATGCTAATGAAACCACAACAGGTTGCGGCGATTTACACAGAATAAACTATATGTAGTGTATAATTGCCCTCTATGGGTATCCTCTCGCGCCTTACAGGTGCAGCACCAAAAGCAAACGTTGAAGCGCAGTACGCTCCTCAAGTTCTCGGTGAGTATTCTCCTTATGCGATGCCGTTTCAGTTTGCCTACGTCGGTCGCACTGAAGCAATGGGCGTTCCTGCCCTTGCTCGTTGCCGCAACCTACTAGCAGGTACGATTGGCACGATCCCTCTTGAGCTTTACAAAAAGTCAACAGGTGAAGAACTAGGCAAGCCACTATGGCTCGATCAACCTTCTTATTCACAGCCGCGTTCAGTAACTATTGCCTACACAGTCGACTCACTCTTATTTTACGGTCAAGCCTTCTGGCAAGTTGTCGAGGTCTATCAAGAAGATGGTCGTCCATCTCGCTTTGAGTGGATCGCTAACAGCCGCGTCACAGCAACACTTGATCGTGACAATGTTTACGTTAAGTCTTACGCCATCGATGGCACGACAGTCCCAATGGACGGCCTTGGCTCTCTCATCACATTCCAGTCACTCAGTGACGGCATTCTAAACACAGGAACGTCTACAATTCGCGCAGCTCTGGACATCCAGAAGGCCAGCGTAGTTGCAGCAGCTACTCCAATGGCAACAGGCTACATCCGCAACTCAGGAGCAGACTTGCCTCCAGCAGAAGTCCAAGGCTTGCTCTCAGCATGGAAGTCTGCCCGTCAGAACCGTTCTACAGCTTACTTGACATCTACTTTGCAGTACGAGGCAGTAGGTTTTAGCCCTAAAGACATGATGTACAACGAGGCGATCCAGAACCTTGCAACAGAGATCGCTCGCCTTTGCAACATCCCTCCTTATTACGTTTCAGCAGATCAGAACACAACAATGACCTACGCTAACGTGACAGACGAAAGACTTCAGTTCCTGACTCTATCTTTGCAGCCTTTCGTATCGGCCATCGAAGATCGTCTTTCAATGGATGACATCACAGCGCGAGGCAACGTGGTCAAGTTTGACCTTGACAGCAACTACCTACGCATCGATCCCCTTAAAGAACTTTCGATCATCCGTGAACTTCTAGATCTACAACTAATTACTCAGGATCAAGCAATGGCAATGACAGATCTGACACCTAATGGAAGCGGTGAAATGCAATGAACGAAATTTTAACATTCTCAGCAGAACTAACAGCAGATAGCGCAGCACGCACTATCTCTGGCAAGATCGTTCCTTTTAACGGCGAGGTCGGAAACACATCCGCTGGAGCCGTAGTCTTTGAGCGTGGCGCGATTAATATCGCTGACTCAACTAAAGTGAAGCTCCTTCTGGAGCACGATCCTAAGCAGCCAATCGGCCGCGCTCAATTCTTTAACGAGACAGAAGACGGCATCTTTGCCTCTTTCAAGATCTCTAAATCATCACGCGGCACAGATGCTCTTATTGAAGCCAGTGAAGAACTTCGTACAGGTCTTTCTGTAGGAGTCATGGTCAATGCAGCAAAGCCCAAGAATGGCGTGCTGTACGTATCGAGTGCTGACCTGCTCGAAGTAAGTTTGGTTCAGGCAGCAGCCTTTAAGTCTGCTGCCGTAACCGATATCGCGGCATCTGAAGATGAAGCCGTTGAAGAAACCCTACCAACAGAAAGCGAGACAGCCACCGTGGAAGAAACCACTCCAGCAGTCGAAGCATCACATACAGTCGAGGCTGCTGCAGTTGAAGCTGCTCGCCCTGCTGTAACAGCAATGGCTTACACAAAGCCACGCATTGAAGTAACAGCAGCAAAGTACGTTGAGAACACAATTCGCGCAGCAATGGGCGATGACGCAGCTCGTCAGTACATCGCAGCAGCAGACAACACAACTGACAACGCTGGTCTCGTACCAACACGTCAACTCTCAGAGATCATCAACCCTCTTGGAACAACCATCCGTCCATCAATCGAAGCAATCTCACGTGGAGTTCTTCCTGATGCAGGCATGACTTTCGAGATCCCAAAGATCACAGCAATGCCTACAGTTGCAGTGACTGCAGAAGATGCAGCATTTAACGAGACAGATCAGACTTCAGCATTCTTGTCAGTTGATGTCAAGAAGTACGCTGGACAACAGACTTTCTCAGTGGAATTGCTAGATCGTACATCTCCAGCATTCTTCGATGAGCTAGTTCGTAACATGGCAGCAGCTTACGCAAAGGCTACAGATGCAGCAGTTAACGCAGCACTCATCACAGGTGCAACAGCAGATGCAACAACCACAACAACATACCCAACAGCTGCAGAGCTTCTAGGTATCGTTGCACGCGGTGCAGCTTCTGTCTACGGCGCAACACTTGGCCTTGCAAACCCATTCGCTCGCAACATGATCGTCAACACATCACAGTGGTCAAACATCATGACACTCAACGATGCAGGACGCCCTATCTACACAGCGTCACAGCCACAGAACGCAGGCGGCGCAGTATCACCTACAGCTCTACAGGGTAACGTTGCAGGTCTAAACCTCTTCGTAACACCTAACACAGCAGCAGGAACAGATACAGATGGATCAATCATCATAGTAAACCCTGATGCATACACATGGTACGAGAGCCCTACCTACCGTCTACGTGCAGAGTCAACAGCTGCAGGACAGATCACAATCGGCTACTACGGCTACGGCGCAATCGCGACCAAGGTCGGAGCAGGCGCATTCAAGAATAACAAGGCGTAAGCCACACTAAGTCGCTGGCAGGGTAGTGCCCTTCTACCCTGCCAGTCTTTAGAAAGGATAACAGAATGGCTCTGACAACAGTTGCAGAACTACGCACGGCTCTAGGCGTAGGTACTCTCTACGCTGATGCAACCCTGCAATCTGTCTGTGACGCTGCAGATAACGTTCTGTTGCCTTTTCTATGGAAAAACCAGCAATACATCATCGCTCACGGCAATGTGGGCACAGTAGGCACGGTTTACTTTGATCAGCCTATCCGCGATTACTTTTACGTAGGCCAGTCAGTAACAATCTCAGGCGCTGGCACAAAGTACAACGGCACAAAGACAATCACAGGTGTTGATACCCGTTCGTTCTCAGTGACAACCACACACACCAGCGACAACCCTTATCACTCAGTAGAACCTTACGGCATCGCAGCTGCTGAGACATACGCAGATTACACAACGATCCCTGCTATTCAAGAAGCATCTCTCATGATCTCGATCGACATCTGGCAAAGCCGTCAGGCTCCAAGTTCAGGCGGCGTGACCATTGATGGCTATCAGCCTTCACCGTATCGCATGGGAAACACACTTCTCGCTCGCGTCCGTGGCCTCCTTGCACCTTATCTTGATCCGCGTTCAATGGTGGGCTGATGTCTGCCATCTCAACACTACGCGCAGGCCTTGCAGCCGCTCTTACAGACAACACAAAATACTCGGTCTTCTCATTCCCTCCTGCGACCGTTATTGCTAACAGCGTAGTCATTGCTCCAGCAGATCCTTACCTTTCTCCATCTAACGGATGGAATGCAACAATCTCACCGATGGCAAACTTCGTTGTGAGTATCATGGTTCCCCTCTTGGACAATGAGGGCAATCTCAACGGCATTGAGGAAGACGTAGTAAGAGTCTTTAATTTACTAGCGGCATCCTCATACACCTACAATGTTTCAGATGTAACGGCTCCAGCCGTGTTGTCTGCAGCGTCGGGTGATCTACTTACATGTAACATCAATATCTCAGTCCTAACGAGTTGGAGCTAAAATGTCCGAGTGGGAAAAAGAGCAAGAGGCCTTCCTGATCAAGATCGGGCAGGTAGCACCATCAACACCTAAGCCAGTAACTACTAAGAAAGACGAGGAATAATCTCATGGCTGTATTCTTAAACAACAAGGTCGGCGTGAAGTTAAACTCAGTCGATCTCTCAGATCACGTTACAGCAGTAACACTCAACCGTACTTTTGACGAGCTTGAAGTGACAGCAATGGGCGATGGCGGACATAAGTTCGTTAAAGGCCTTGAAGCATCATCAATCACAATCGACTTCCTTAATGACACAGCAACAGCAAACGTCCTTCAGACTTTGCAAGCTGCTTGGGGAACAAACGTCACAGTAGTCCTTCTACAGGAAAAGGGAACTGCAGTATCTGCAACCAACCCTCTCTACACAATGACATGCCTTATCAACGGCACAACAGACATCAACGGCGCAGTCGCTGATCTCGCAGTGCAGAGCCTGACATTTAACGTCTCAGGCACTACAGTAGTTGCCACAACAGGCACATTCTAAGAAACTAAACAAAGGGGCAACAGCATGGCAAAGTTAATAGTAACGATGGCAGACAACAGCGTGACGGAGATTGAAATCACCCCACGCCTTGAATACGCCTTCGAATTGTTTGCTAAAAAGGGTTTTCACAAAGCGTTTCGCGATGATGAAAAGCAAAGCGATGTTTATTGGCTTGCATGGGAAGGCCTTCGACTAAGTGGAGTCACAGTCAAGCCATTCGGCGGCGACTTCCTCGAAACTCTAAAGAGTGTAGAGGTTGCTGAGTCTGACCCTTTGGCCTAGGCAGGGATAGCATCCACTATCTCATCGCTCGATTGAGCATTGAGACGGCTATCCCTCCACAACACTTGATTGATCTAGATTCAACAATGCTTCAGATGCTGTTAAAGGCGCTGAAGGATAGAGCAAAGGAGCAGAGCGATGCCTACAGAGCTAAAAGGCGCTAACGATCTGCGCAAAGCCCTGAAGAAGTTTTCTCCTGATCTAGATAAAGAAACACGTGAGGAGATGGTTGGGTTTCTTAAGCCTCTAGTCAAAAAGGCAAAAGGCTTCCTGCCATCTAATGATCAAATGCCTTCAGGTTTCGTCAAGCATGAAGTTAAGACTGCAACCTTTCCAATGTACGATGCAAGCGAGGCACGTCGAGGCGTAGGCTATAAGCTGACACCGACTAAGCCCAACGCTCAAGGCTGGTCTTCAACCGTATCTATCCACAGCAAGAGAGCAGCTGCAGTCATTTATGATTGGGCTGGCCGTAAGTCCAGAGGTAAGTTCGTCTCAGTTCTGCCTAGACCACTAGAAGGCAGTGGCAAGATGTCAGGCCGCGCTTTATTTAAGGCTTACAAAGAAGATGAAGGCAAGGCTAAGGCTGGAGTCATTAAGGCGCTTGAGAAAGCTGCCGATAAGTTTAACGCGAAAGGCAATGGCTAATGGCTGAACTACGCATCCCCATAATTGTTGAAAACAAAGGCAAGAAGGCCTTTAAGGAAACAGACAAGGCAATCACTGGCCTTACAAAGAACTTTAAGAAACTAGCAGGCGCAGCAGGCATCGGTCTATCCACAGCAGCGGTCATCAAGTTTGGCAAGCAGGCCGCGACAGCATTTATTGCAGATGAAAAGGCCGCTCGTCAGTTATCAATTGCAGTCAAAAATCTAGGCATAGCCTTTGAGACTCCTCGCATTGAGTCTTTTATCTCTGGTCTCAGCGCGGCCACAGGCATCACAGACGATCAATTACGTCCAGCAATGCAGAAGTTATTGCAGACCACAGGATCAGTCACCAAGGCGCAAGAGCTGCTAACACAGGCCACAGACATCTCAGCAGGCTCTGGCATTGAATACGAAACAGTAGTGCAAGATTTAGCCAATGCTTATCTTGGGCAGACCAGAGGACTAGGCAAGTACAACCTAGGGCTAACAAAGGCAGAACTTAAGACAATGAAGTTTGCTGATGTTCAGGCCAAACTATCCAGCCAGTTCAAGGGTGCTAATGCAGATTACCTTGACACCTATGCTGGCAAGTTTCAACTAATCAACACAGCAGCAGGAGAGGCATCCGAGAAGATCGGTGGGGCTTTAGTTGAGTCTCTTATCTCTGCCTTTGCAGCAGGAGATCCACAGGAGTTCGTGGCCAAGATTGAACGCTTGGCATCCAAGATTGCTGACATGGTTGCCACAGCAGTCTTTGGGTTTAAGAAACTTTACTACTTGACATCTGACCAAGCTATTTTGGCATCCTTAAACCCTTTTGACGATTATGAGAATGATGTTGTAAAGATCATTGATCTACAGGAAAAGATGTTCAAAGCATCTTTCAATCAAATCAAGATGGGCTACATCGGTTCAATGCCTGTCGGTATCTATGCAACAGCAGCAGAACGTGCGGCAGCGGCCAAACTGCAAGCAGATGCGGACAAGCGTGCAAAAGAACTAGCAAGAATGCAAGGCAAGCAATTAGCAGAGGCCAAGAAAAAAACAGCACTTGAAAAGTCTGCTCGGATGCTCGAGTTAGAACAGATCGGACTAGCAGCAGCCTTGAAGGGTAAGATTAGTGAAAGCGATCGCTTATCCCTACAGCTACAGATCGCGCTGCTAGATAAGAACGAGACTTTAGCAACAAAGCTGGCTGGTCAATTAGAAGAGGCCGTCAAGCGCAACAATCTTCTACAGGCTGCTTTGCTTGCAACTCCTAAGGCTCCTAACCCTTATGAGAACTGGAAGATCCCTGCAGATGTTTTGGCATGGACGGCTGCTTCTTTAGGAGTGTCAGTATCAACTCTTGGTGAGAAGCCAGTGGACGTCTCTTCGTCGTTCTCAGATGCACAAATGGAATTGGCAACAGCCTACAATGCAGCCCAAGCAGCAGAAGGGCAACTTCTAAACATCCAAGTTTATCTAGATGGCGATGTAGTAGGCAGCGCGATACGTGACTCAACAATTAATCAAGGACTATCTGGATCAGCAAGCCGTAGCAATCGCCAAGGCAGATTCGGCAACATAACGGAATGACCCTTCCAGCAACAATCTCAGTTTCCTTTGACTTTAGCCAAGGCGCTACATTCGGCTATCCGTTTACTATTGGAGACGAGAAGTACGGCGTCATAGGGGTTAGCCAGTTTGCAAGTTCAGAAGTTCCTGATCCTGTGATAGATCTTAGCGATGTAACTAGACAGATCACGATCCGTCGTGGCCGTAACATTATGCGTGACACCTATGAAGCTGGCTCATGCACAGTCCGAGTCCTTGACCCTAATTCCTACTTCAACCCTCAAAATGTATCAAGCCCTTATTTTGGCTTCCTCACTCCACTTCGTAAGATCCGCGTAGCTGCTACTACTGCCACAACACAGCAGTTCTTATTCTCAGGTTATGTTCAGGACTACCGATACACCTATCCAGTTGGTCAAGAGATTGGTTATGTCGATCTAGTTTGCTCTGATGCCTTTCGCCTCTTTGCCATGGCTAACGTGTCCACAATCGCAGACTCAGGTAGTGGCCAAACCACTGGCACGCGCATAAGTAAAATTCTCGACCAAGTAGATTTTCCAGCAAACATGCGGATCATAGATACAGGCTCAACAACGTGCCAAGCTGATCCAGCTACTACACGCTCAAGCCTTACAGCCTTGCAGGTGGCCGAGTTCACTGAACAGGGAGCCGTATTTTTAAGAACCGACGGCACATTAGAATTTAAGGATCGTAACGATGTCGTAGGATCTTTAGCGGCAACCCCGATCCAGTTTAATCAAACGACAGGTATCCCATACTCTGACCTTAAGTTTGCCTTTGATGACAAACTAATCATCAACGATGCAACCATGACTCGAGTAGGCGGCTCTACAGTTTCCTCGTTTGATGCAGATTCTATTGCCAAGTATTTCCCTCACGGCATGAACGTCGAGAACCTAGTCGCGCAAACAGATGCACAGGTTCAAGATATTGCAGACATCTACGTTGCAACGCGTAAAGAGACCACGATCCGCATTGATTCAATGACGGTTGACTTGCTAGATCCAGACGTGCCCACAGACACGATGATTGGCCTAGACTATTTCCAGAACTTAGAGATCACCAACGTTCAGCCTGACGGCTCAACAATCGTGAAGGTTCTGCAGGCGCAGGGTCTAGCTTGGGACATTACCCCAAACTCTATGAAGTGCACAGTAACAACACTTGAACCAATAGTCGAAGGGTTCATTATAGGATCATCGACTTACGGTATAATCGGACAATCCATTATGGGATATTAGGAGACAATCATGGCAGTAGGCTTTCCAGCAGCAACAGGTGACATCTTTACGGCAGCAGATTATAACGGCCTAGTAGCTTTTACAGTAGGCACTGCTAACACAGTGGACTACACAGCCGTCTCAGCAAACCAGTATCAGGTCTTAGAACTTATGAACAAGGCAACGGCCATCGCCTTCAAGATTCCTACAAACGCCTCGGTTGCATTCCCTATCGGCACAGTTCTGACTGTCCTTAACATAGGCGTAGGCCTTTGCACAATTTCAGCAGTAACTGCTGGCACAACTACAGTCCTTAGCGCTGGAGCTGTTGCAGCAGCGCCTACACTTCCACAGTATAAGTCTGCAGCTTGCATTAAGACTGGCACAGATACTTGGTACGTTGTGGGTGCAATTTCATAATGATCGCTAACGTCATAGCAGCCATCACTCAAAGTCAGGGCGCAGTTAAACCTACAGCAGTCGATTACCTAGTAATCGCAGGCGGTGCAGGTGGTGGCGTTGCGGTTGGAGGCTTTACAAACACGGGCACAGGCGGCGGTGGTGCAGGTGGCTATCGAACTGCTAATAGTTTTAGCATAGGGGCATCCTTTACTGTTGAAATTGGTGCAGGCGGTGGAGAAGGCGCGAATGGAGTTAATTCGATTTTCTCATCTATCACCTCAACAGGCGGTGGCACTGGTGGCAGACAATCTTCTGGTAGCGGTGCAGCTGGTGGTTCTGGCGGCGGTGGAGCTTATACTGGCACAGGCTCAACAAATAATGGCGGTGCAGCTTCTCCATCAGGTCAAGGTAATGCTGGCGGTAATTACAGTCCGAGCACGGCATCTGCATCAGCAGGTGGCGGTGGAGCTGGTGGCGTAGGCGGAGCCCCAGTAAGCAATACCCCAGGTGCTGGTGGCGTAGGATCATCTTCTTCAATCAATGGCACATCGGTGACAAGAGCAGCAGGCGGCGCTGGTAATTATACAAATGGATCACCTACTGCTGGCGCAGCTAACACAGGCACTGGTGGCGGTGGTGGAGTAAACAATGTTGGCGCAGGTGCTTCTGGCGGTTCTGGAATTGTTATCCTAGCTTATCCAGACACCTTCGCACCTCTTAGCTCAATCGGTGGCACTTTAGTTTATACACAGCCAACACGCGCTGGGTATCGTGTCTATCAGTTTACAGCAGGAACAGGAACGGTGACTGTGTAATGGCTCACTATGCATTCCTCGATGAGAATAACATCGTCACACTAGTGATTCCAGGACGCGACGAATGGGAAGAAGTTGACGGGATCACCGACTGGGAGCAAGCCTACTCAGAGGTAAAAGGTCAGGTCTGCAAGCGCACCAGCTACAACGGCAAGATACGCTATAACTATGCAGGGATCGGTTATACCTACGATCCAATTGATGACGCATTCATCGCACCCGTACCTTGCAATCATCCAGAACTTACACTTAGCGATTTAAAGAAATGGGAGTGTGTAGCCTGTGAAGCCGCGCCTGAGTAAGTCAGCGATCCAACTACGCGAGCAAATTGACGATGCATTCCCCGATAGAGATAGAACTTCGGACGGCTGGATCGGTGACACGAGACACGCTGCTCGCAAGTCTGATCATAATCCAGATGCACAAGGATGGGTACGTGCCATCGATGTTGACCGCGACCTTAACGGCAAAGGCAGGAAGCCCGATGTCATGCCTGACTTGGTCGATCAGATTCGACTCGCTGCAAAGTCTGGCGATAAGAGAATCTCTTACATCATCTTTGACGGCAAGATCGCTTCCTCTAAGAAGGCTTGGGCTTGGCGTCCTTATGATGGGATCAATAAGCATAATCATCACGCGCACGTCAGCTTTACTATCAAGGGCGATGAAGACAATAGTTGGTTCAATATCCCGATGATAGGTGGAAACTAATGGAACAAGCAAAATCACTAGCAGCATCATGGTAACGATTCTATGTCGTCGATGTGGTCATCGATGTCCCGATCAAGCTCGTTATCTAGGTCGTCCATACCGCTTGCCTGAGACTACGAAAGTCCCATCCTTCTCCAGATAGATCAGATCGACTTGCACATTCTTGCCCTCGACATACATGATGGCGAATGCCTGCTGCCAGTTAGCCGATCCCTTTGTGTAAGACGCCTTGCTAAAGTCCATAAGATTGCCTACTTCTACACCATGCAGTACACGCCCTATACGGCCCCCAGAAGCCTCTGAGAAGGACGATCGCCCTGCCCTATGGGTATGCCCTGAGATGACGCTCTTGCCATGCCTACGGGCCGCCTCAAGGGCTGAGAGACCCCCTTGTGACTTGATAGGAGTATGGTCGCCATGGACTGCAATCCAGTTAGGTGCAATGTTATACGGTTTCTTATGAAAGGTAATCCCTAGCTCATCAAGCTGCATGAACTTCTCGAACCTAAGTTCCGGCAATGAAAGGAATGACGGAATCTTACGCATGATCTGTGTGTATAGGCGGTCTGTGTGATTAGACCGAATCATCTGTGTTACTTGTAGATCGTAAAGTACCTGAACAGCCTCATCGCGATCGTCTCCCAGAGTCTGCTCGTAGGCTTCTGGCGTGCCTTCTGACCATTTTGAGATGGTGTTGAAGTCAATCTCATCTCCTATCGTGACTACTTCATGCGGCTTAAACTTGGTTATAAATTGTGCTACATTCTTGACTGCGTGTCGATCATGAAAGGGAACCTGTAGGTCACTCACTATGACAATGCGCTTCATTAGTCCTCGTCGTCGTCCTCGTAGGGTAGGCGATCCACTCGGTCGGGGATCGATGGCAGAATCCAATCAGGATAAGCATCTCGATCAGTGATGATCGCTAGGCACATGTCCACGGGAAACCCTGCGCGTCTTAGGGCGCGGTACATCTCATGCAGGCTTATAGCCCATGCGTCTAGCTGTGAGTAAGTATCGAGATCGATGACTTTCTTTCTTGCCATGTCAAAAATTATCGCTCTAAGAGGATGTTATAAATCTCATCGACACGCGAGTTGAGTCGCTTAATTTCAGACAGAAGATGCGTGATCACATAACCTGCAAGCCCACCGATGACGGCAAGGCTAGCGAAGTAAAGAGTGAAGAAGTTTTCTTGAGTCATTCTTTCCCGACTCCGAATGAGGCATCGTTAGGATTGAGCCAGCGCAGAATGACGGGTGCTACTGCTGCCGCGCCTGCCATCGCTAAGGTCTTAGGATCTGTTACGCCTGCCATGTATAGCGCGAGGGCAGCGGCCAAGAATGATCGAGCCCATGATGCTGCTAGTGATTTTGCTTGCTCCATTAGTTTCCACCTATCATCGGTATAGTAAAGAATTGAGAGTCTTCGTCGCCCTTGATAGTGAAGCTGATATGCGCGTGATGATTATGCTTATTGATCCCATCATAAGGACGCCAAGCCCAAGCCTTTTTAGCTGAGGCGATCTTGCCGTCGAAGATGATGTAACTAATTCTCTTATCGCCAGACTTTGCAGCGAGTCGAATCTGATCAACCAAGTCAGGCATGACATCGGGCTTTCGGCCTTTGCCGTTAAGGTCGCGGTCAACATCGATGGCGCGTACCCATCCTTGTACATCTGGATTATGATCAGACTTGCGAGCAGCGTGTCGGGTATCACCGATCCAGCCGTCCGAAGTTCTATCTCTATCTGGGAATGCATCATCAATCTGCTCACGCAGTTGGATCGCTGACTTGCTTAGCCGCGGCTTCACAGGTTGCACACTCCCATCGCTTAAGATCGTTAAGTGTTAATTCTGCATGATCGCATGGAATAGGTGCAATAAATGCGTCATCGATCGGATCGTAGGTAAATCCGATGCCTGCATAGTTATAGCGAATCTTATTGTTATAGCTTGTCTTTACCCATGTGCCGCCAAGATTATCAATAAGCCATTGATAGCCTTCATCACCTGCTGGATCGTTATTGTCTCCAACGAGAACGCGAATGACTTTAGAGTTATCGTCTAATTCTGCCCAATGACTCATGCTGCATACCTCACGATCACAATACCTGAACCGCCTGCCGCGGCTGTAGTTCCGTTTTCAGTAGAAGCACCGCCGCCGCCGCCTGTGTTCGCAGTACCTGCGACTTTCGCCGCGCCGCCGCCGCCTGCACCGCCCGAACCAATCGGGCCACCGCCAAACATTCCGCCGCCGCCGCCGCCTGCGTAATAACCACCTACACCTGTTGAAGTTGCAGAAGCCCAAGCAGATTCAGCATTACTACCTGCACCACCATTAGCGCCTCCGCTAGAAGTACCATTGCCGCCTACTCCGATTGCGCCACCGCCGCCCGAACCGCCGTAGTAAGGTGCGCCTGATGTTGTCGTGCCGCCGTCTTTACCTTGTCCGACAATACCTGTGCCGCCTGCAATGCTTGTTCCCGATCCACTTGCGCCACCGCCCGAACCGCCGTTACCGCCAGTATCAACACCTGTGCCATTAGCGCCGCCCCCGCCCCCACCAGTAGAGACGATTAAAGTAGTAAGTGAAGAATTGGAACCAGTAGCGCCTCTGTTTGCAGTTACAGAAGCACCTGCACCAACCGTTATTGCATAATTCGCTGCACTGAGAGATTGCGACACCTTTTGATAACCGCCTGCGCCGCCGCCGCCCCCTGTGCTTTGACCGCCTGAACCGCCGCCTGCAATAACTAAAACGTCACACGAAAGGGAGCCACCTGTAACTCCTAAAGTGCCGTTAGCCGTAAAGACTCGGTAATTAAATCCGCCAGAAGTATAAAGTGTTCCACCAGTAACGACTGTGGCTCCTGAACTTCCATAAATACCGACTAGGTTGTTGAGCATTATCCAATGGCTCCCACGACATACCATGCGTCTGTTCCAGTTTTAATGCAGGCAGCGCTCTTATATTGACCAAGAGTAGGAGCCGCCGCTACTGCGCCAGCTGAAAGGATTGTAGTAGTGCCAGAAGTAACGGCTGAAATCGTGCAAGTGCCAGCGCCAATGTTTAGAATGTTTAAGACTGTGCCGATTGGGAATGCAACCGATGCGTTAGTAGGGATCTTATAGGCAATCGCTGTTGCCTTGTTCATAAGCTCTAAGACCTGATAAGTATCGGCAATAACGGCCGTGTAGTCGGCAGTCTGAGCTGCGCCGATAGTAAAGGCGACTAGGCCGTTATAATCTGCGGCTGTAAAGATGTCGCCTGTTGTCGCTGGAAAGCCTTCTGCCATGATTGTCTCCTAGTATCCCATTATGGATTGTCCGATTATACCGTAAGTGCTAGATCCTATGATGAACCCCTCAACTATAGGCTCAAGTGTTGTTACTGTGCATTTCATACTGTTAGGGGTTATATCCCATGCCAAGCCCTGCGCCTGCAAGGTCTTAACAATTGTCGAGCCATCTGGCTGAACGTTAGTAATCTTGAGATTATCAAAATAATCGAGACCGATCATCGTGTCAGTCGGTACATCTGGATCAAGCAGATCGACAGTCATGGCATCGATGCGAATAGTTGTCTCTGCTCTGGTCGCAACGTATATCTTGGCGATGTCTAGAACCTGAGCATCTGTCTGAGGGATCATCTCTGTGACAGTAGTGCCATGCGGAAAATACTTAGCCGCTGAATCGACGTTCGTTGCAGTCTGCACTGTGCCGCCTATACGTGTCATGCTGGCCTGATTGACGATCAGCTTGTCATCAAAGGCGTACTTAAGGTCTGAGTAGGGAATGCCTGTAGTTTGATCAAATTCAATAGGTGCAGCCGCTAAAGATCCCACGACATCATTGCGATCCTTAAACTCTGCTGTGCCATCTGTGCGAATAAAGAATGCGCCCTGCTCTGCAAATTCTGCCGCCTTAAGAGCTGCAAGGGATGTACGAGCCGTTGCCGGATCTGCCTGTACTGTAGTTGATCCTGTGTCGATGATACGCATTGATGTAGGGAATGAGACTTGATCAAGGATCTTGCCGATGCGAGTGCCCGTGGTCTGTCCAGCAGTTGCGTCTGTAACTGTAGCCACGTTAGCCATCTGAAAGAGTCTAAATGCATCGGAGCAGACGAGATCGACGTATCCAATCTCCTGCCCTGTTGGATAGTAATACTTATATGAATCGACATAGCCTGAAAATAGGAAGTGCTGAGTAGTTGCAGTAGTAGCAGCTACACGAACCTTTCTCAAGGGAGTCAGGTAGCCGAAATAGGGACTAGATGTATTTTGAGGATTAAAGTATGAGTCAGGATCTAAGACTCGGACTGTGCAGTTGCCAGCCTCGTAGGTATCTCGCATGATGTTACGGCCACGGCTGATCTTGATCGAGCGCGTGACGCTACTGAGATCGACTACTGGTTCAGGTACTTCAGAAGCAGCGAATGTGCCTACGCCGATAATGCCGTACTTTTCATCCCCGACAACAAAACCGAACCCGAAGGTCGCGCCTTGCGAAAAGTCGAAGCTGACTGAGATGGTTGCAGGTAGGGTCATAGGATCGCTACGGCTCCGACATTGCCTGATCGATTTACCTGATTAAACGATCCAGACAGTGAGCTATTGACCTGTGAATTAGTTACTGCGCCGCCTACGACATCGCCATCAAGATAGACCTGTACGTTAATCAGCCTTTGTTCTGCTGATTGTCCAGCATTGACAGCAGCAGCCAATTCCATCTGAGCATCTGAAAAAGTAGAAGATATAGGGACGGGTGTCGTGCCTAAGGATGAGACTGTGACGCCTAGAGAAGCTGCTGTCCAAGCCAAAACATCATCAGGGATCTTCCAATTCTCGTAAGGATTAGGAGCCTTAGGAGTTGCTAGTAGTGCAAGGCGTAGCTGTTCATTACGCTTAGTGGCCTCATTTAACTGATCAGATAACTGTGTGGCTAGGCTGGCATTACCTTCAAGAATAGCCTTTTGCAATAGTAAAGAGATGCGATCGGTTTCGCTGATTTTGCCCTTGAGTGCTGCCTCAAGACCAATAGCGTCTAGGTTAAGAGTCTTTGAGGCCTTATCTAAGGCAAGTTTTTTCTTCTGATCTGCAAGTGATTTAGTCTGAGTTTTTGCTAACTCTTTAGATCGTCTGGTTGCATCTGCTTCTGCCTTTCTGCGAGCTGCGTCATTCGTGGCGCTAGAATAAATACCAACAGGCATAGACCCTAGATAGCCCATCTTGATACCCTCGAAAGATGCTCTAAACATCTTTTCTTGGTTATCAATAATGGTTACAACGTTTTTCTCATAATTGTCAAAAGGATTAAGTGAAGCAAGGATGGCTTGGTCAGATGTTAAATAGTAAAGTTTCTTAAATCCAAACACGGCTGTTGCGACCATGCTGGCAATCTTTGTTGCTAGTCCTTCAATCTTGGCAACAAACTCCTGAGGATCTCCAGCTGCGAAGGCTGCCACTAGAGACTCGACTAGAGCCCCGCCAATTTTTTCTGAGGCTTCTCCAACGGCTGTGTTAATTAGCTCGAACTTGCCAGCGTATGTGTCGAGATAGGCGGCATTAGATCCCTTAAATGTAGCAGCGAACTTAGACTGTACATCCGCAAACTTCATTGTTTTCATTTCGGCCTGAGTCAGTCCTAGAGCATACTTGCGCAGGCCTTTAGTGTTTCCAACGAAAGCCATTGAAAGATCATTTACTACAGTCTCGTAATCCTCGCCAGAACCTCGTGAGATGTCGAGTGCTTGAGTAAGCAATTCTTGAGACTTGGTAACTGATCCAGTAGTCTGCAATAGTTTCTGCATTGCCGGACGCAGTTGATCATCTGTAACGCCAGACATGGCAGAAAGTTCGGCGATAAAACTCTCAATGCGTACAGTCTCAAATCCTAGGCCAAGATTCTTAACCGACATAGCTAGACGGCTAGCTGCCTTCTCGTCTTCCATAAAAGCTTTGGCAGCTGCTTTGCCAAACTTAATTACGGCGGCAGTTGATAGACCAATACCTGCTGCGCCTGCTAACTTCTTAAAAGACTTTGAGAGTTTTTTAACATCTTTGTCGGTGTCGCCTAAAGCTTTCTTGCCTTTGTTTTCGACAATTATTGGGATTCTTAATTCAGCCATTAGTTGCCACTCCCATTAAACTTAGCGGCGGCCTTTTCAAGCGCCTTAATAACGCCATCCTTGGCTTTGCCTTCATCCTCTTTGTAGGCCTTAAACATTGCACGTCCAGACATCTTGCCAGAGCCTGTTAGGTTGCCCTGCAATCGTGGGCTAAAGCGACCAGACATGCCAGACTTACGTCCAGCGGTCTCAAAGATCGCGCCTGCTGCTGTCTTATTGTGAATCGATACAGTCGCAGACCATCCCTCGCGGTTAGGCTTAGTCGGTGTCAATTTATAACCTACGCCTCGACGTGCCTCGGTTGCATCGTACATCGGAAAAGTTGCAGTCTTAACTTCATGCTTAACGAATCCAGACGGCATGGCGCTGTTAGATGGCATAAACCCTCTGGCCTTTTTAACTAGTGGCTTTAAGAATCCGACCATCTCATCGCGTGTTGCTTTGTCTAAATCAGGAGAGAACTTCTTCAGGGCTTTGCGAAGCTCGTTAGCGCCTTTTAGTTCTGTAGGCATCGCTCTGCTCCTTTGCTCTATCTTTCAATGCTTTCAGTAACATCTGAAGCATTGTCGAATCTAAATCTATCAAAGCTTGTGGAGGGATAGCCGTCTCGATGCTCAAGCGAGCAATGAGATAGTGGATGCTATCCCTGCCTAGGCCAAAGGGGAAGACTCTGCAACCTCTACACTCTTAAGAGTTTCGAGGAAGTCTGCACCGAATGGCTTAACTATGGTTCCACTTAACCTAAGGCCTTCCCATGCAAGCCAATAGACATCTGACTGCTTTTCATCATCGCGGAACGCTTTGTGAAATCCCTTTTTGGCATATAGCTCGAACGCGTACTCTAATCGAGGTGTGATCTCAATATCGATAACGCTGTTGTCTGCCATCGTGACTATTAACTTTGCCATGCTGTGCCCCTTTGTTTAGTTGAATTATGCGGTTGTGATTGCGATTGTGCCGTTAACATTAAATGTCACGCTTTGCATTGATAGATCAGCAACAGAACCATTAATATCTGTTGTGCCGTTGATCAAGCATGTCATTGTGTATAGAGGGTTGGTCGCAGATGTAGCAGCTGATGTCTGCTTCATTGTAATTGTGGTTGATGTTCCCCATACAGCCTGCAAGGTCTGTAGAACTTCAGAAGATGCTGTGTCATTGAGGAAGTCGATTGTGACAGATGATGCCTCTAGACCCTTGACGAACTTATGGCCTGAGTCACCCATCGCTGTTACTTCGAGTTCATCGAAAGTGCGGTTGATTGTTACTGCTGTAACGTGGTCAGACAAGTCGACTGCATTGACTGTCAAGACTACGCCATTATTTAAGAATACAGCCATTGGATTATTCCTCGTCTTTCTTAGTAGTTACTGGCTTTGGTGCTGATGGTGCAACCTGCCCGATTTTAGTCAGGAAGGCGTCTCTTTCTTTTTCCCACTCGGACATGTTAGCTCCAACTCGTTAGGATTGATATGTTGATATTGCAAGTAAGTAGATCACCTGACGCCGCACTAAGTACGGCCGGAGCCGATACATCAGAGACGTTGTAGGTGTATGAAGATGCAGCGAGCAGGCTAAACACGCGCACGATGTCATCTTCAATTCCATTAAGGTTGCCTTCATTATCTAGCAACGGCACGAGGATCGACAGCTGAAAGTTAGCCATAGGAGCGATCGTTGTATATGAATTATTGGAAGGCGTTATGTATGGATCAGCAGGGCTAACTATAACGCTGTTAGCAATGGGCGATGGCGGCGGAAATGAGAAAATTGAATACTTTGTATTATCTGTGAGTGCGGCTGCTATACCTGCGCGGAGTGTTGATATGGCTGCCATGATCAACCAATCTGCGATCTCGGATCGAGATACGGCGCAAGTAATCCACGCACTCTCGCTACAAGTGTTGAGGACATGGTAAATGGGCTCGGCTGAAATCCATCAATTGCAACAGATTGACCTGTCGGTGACTGTCTTGCCTGCCAAATTGTAATAGCAATCATTAAAGAGGCTTCTTGGATTGCCGGTACTGTTGATGGATCTAGTGTCTCTGTTGCCGCTACTGTGCCGTAAGGATTTACTGGATGGTAGGGAAAGACTGTTCCATGACTTATCGTATAGCTGATTGTCTTATCGCTGACTGCTGTAATTGTCTTTGAGCCGTTAAGGTGAGCCGCGTTATTTGATACTACTACAGTCTGACCTACGTAAAATACATCTTCTACATTGTGGTCAAAATAAAGAGTGGCAGATGTAGTTGTCGATTCGCTTGCAATGTTGAAAGATTTGTTATTCCAGATGAAAGGTAGCAGTACGTTGTCTGAAGCGTCGCAGACAGACTGCAAGACTGCATCGGTGTAGAGACTACCTACGCCTAGAGCCGTACGAAGTTCTGCAACTGTTGTCAGAGCCATATTGTTTACCTTTCTAAAGACTGGCAGGGTAGAAGGGCACTACCCTGCCAGCGACTTAGTGTGGCTTACGCCTTGTTATTCTTAAATGCGCCTGCTCCGACTTTGGTCGCGATTGCGCCGTAGCCGTAGTAGCCGATTGTTACCTGACCAGCAGCTGTTGACTCTGCGCGTAGTCGGTATGTTGGTGACTCGTACCATGTGTACGCGTCTGGGTTGACGATGATGATCGATCCATCTGTGTCAGTTCCAGCAGCTGTGTTAGGTGTGACGTAGAGGTTAAGACCTGCCACGTTACCCTGTAGGGCTGTAGGTGATGCGACTCCGCCTGCGTTCTGTGGCTGTGAAGCTGTGTAGATAGGGCGTCCTGCATCGTTGAGTGTCATGATGTTAGACCACTGTGATGTGTTGACGATCATGTTACGAGCGAATGGGTTAGGTAGGCCAAGTGTTGCGCCATAGACAGAAGCTGCACCGCGAGCAACTACTCCGAGGAGTTCTGCTGCTGTTGGGTAGGTAACTGTTGTAGTTGCATCTGCTGTTGCGCCTGAGATAAGTGCTGCGTTAACTGCTGCATCTGTAGCTTTTGCGTATGCTGCGGCCATGTTGCGAACGAGTTCATCAAAGAATGCTGGAGATGTACGATCTAGCAATTCGACAGAGAATGTCTGTTGTCCAGCGTACTTCTTAACAGTTACTGAGAGGAAGTCTGATGTCTGATCTGTTTCGTTAAATGCATTACCTTGTGCTGTTTCTGCAACTGTTGGCATTGCTGTAATCTTTGGAATCTCGAAAGTCATACCTGCATCTGGAAGCACTCCGCGTGAGATTGCTTCGATCGATGGACGGATAGTTGTACCGAGAGGGTTGACGATCTCTGACAACTGACGTGTTGGAACGAGTCCTGGGTTATTGACTGTGCTATCTGCTGCTGCGATGTATTGACGAGCTGCGTCATCGCCCATTGCTGCGCGAATAGTGTTCTCTACATACTTTGCAGTTGTTAGTTCAATGCGTGGCTGTGTGTAAGCCATTGCTGTTACAGCAGGGCGAGCAGCTTCAACTGCGGCAGCCTCAACTGTAGGTGTTGCTTCGACTGCTGAAGTGGTGTCTTCCACGGTGGCTGTCTCGCTTTCTGTTGGTTGGTTGGTTTCTACGGCTTCATCTTCAGACGCCGCTATATCGGTTACGGCGGCAGACTTAAAGGCTGCTGCCTGAACCAAACTTACTTCGAGGAGTTCTGCACTCGATACATACAGCACGCCATTCTTAGGCTTGGCTGCATTGACCATGACTCCGACTGATAGACCAGTACGAAGTTCTTCTGCGGCTTCGATTAATGCATCTGTGCCGCGTGATGATTTAGAAATCTTAAAAGACGCATAGATCCCGTCTTCTGTTTCATTAAAAAATTGAGCGCGGCCAATCGGCTGCTTAGCATCATGCTCTAGTAAGAGCTTGACTTTACTTGATTCAGCGATATTGATTGCGCCACGCTCAAAGACTACGGCTCCGGCAGATGTCATTCCGACTTCGCCATCGTAGGGAACTATCTTTCCAGAGATCGTGCGCTCTGCTGCATCTGCTTTAAGTTCTGCTGAGAATGTGATCATCTCATTCATATATCATCCCATGGCTTCCGTTAGGTGTTAGGTCTGTCATGCCCATTGCCTGCTCTACAGTTATGAGCTGTAGGTCAAGCATCTCGCGAATTACTGCCAATTCTACGAGTGGATCTGTGCGTAGGAAATTTTTATCGATGTCAAATAGGACAACGTTGCCACGAGCTGTTATGTCATCCATTGAAAGACGATCCTCAATGGCCGATATAAATGGCTGCAAGGACATTGTTAAGAATTGCTTACGCTCATCTGTAACGTTGGCATAGGTCATGGAATTATTTTGATCTGCTGAGACGTAGTAGGCAGGCACGTTGCACAAGCGTGCCACTTCCGTCGCGAGGTTGAAAATTGCTTCCCCGTACATCATGTCTTTAGGTGAGAAGCCTACAGATTCATAGTTAAGAGTTGAGGTTAAGTAAGCCGTAGAACGATTTTGACGGGCAGACTTCCATGCTGAAAGTAATCCTTGCACTTCAGAAGGTGGTAGATCCGCACCTGTATTCTTGAGATAGCCCGTAGCCATAGGCGTTGCAGCAGCTACTACTGAGGCTTTCTGCACGTCAATAGCAGCGCGAATAGTTGATGCGCCAGTATTGAGAATGCCATCATTAAGTGACTGGAATGTAACGAGTGAGCCAAGGCCGTCCATCGGTACTGTTGTGCCATCAATGGCGTAAGACTTTACAAAGACATTATCGCGATCTAGTGTCGCTGTTACGCGACTGTTAGCAATCCACTCGAACCGAGATGGTCTCCCATCTTCTTGATAGACCTCGACTACTTGCCAGAATGCTTGTCCGTAAAATAGAAGTGAGTCAACTGTGTAAGCAATAGTTACTGATCGAGGCTGATGATAAGACGGCTGATCTAACCAGAGAGGGCTGCCTAGCATCTCGCCTGTTGACTTCTTATGCAACATCAATGGAATTGTGCCGATTGTGCCAGCGAGAAGGTTACGGCATCGAGCTAGTGCCGGAACTCCTAAAGCTTCTGTGCGTCCAACGTAAGCAAATTGGAACGGCATCGCATAAGGCGAATACTCACCAAGAACCTGCGGTGCGTATTGCGCTTCAACATTGGCCTTCGGTGTTGCACCTGTAAGGCGCGAGAGGATACCCATAGATGGCAATTATACACTACATATAGTTTATTCTGTGTAGATAGCCGCTACCTGTTGCGGTTTTAATAGCATCGAGACAACCATGGCAAGAGAGATCGGTGCGGATACATCGCCAGCGCTCTTACGCTTTACGATGCGCCAGCTAGAATCGTTGGTCTTAGCCGCGCAGTTATTCATCTGCTTTATCAATTCCTCTTGTCCGTTATGCACTACGCGACCATTGACTAGACCATCAAGAAGGTCAGAGCAAGCCTGATAGAACTGCTGGCCTGATACATCTTGAGTAATCTGACCGGCATTAGCCAATCTTTCAGCGATCGATTGCGTCGTGTATTTGTCGAAGCAGATCATCTTAGGCCGATATTGATCAGCCCATCCCTTAATCTCAGCTGCTATTTTTAGGTCATCTACCGAGACTTGCGACTCCCACGTCTGCAAGATTCCGACACCGATTCTTCCGTCACCCATAATTTGACCAGCCACGAGGCTCGCGTTGCGGCGAGATGGAGATACATCGAAGCCAAATACTGTATAGCCACCAATCGGAATCTGGAGCGTGGCATCGGAGGTTGCCTCAAGAATACCATGAGGCCATGGACTCTGTAGAGAATCAATCCATTGGCATAGAAGCTCAGTCCTAATATCTTCAATCTTATTCGTTGCAACGGCTTCCTCAAGTGACTCCTCTGTAATCGTATGGCCGAGTGCTGGATTAGCCAGCGCCCATGCATTGCGGTCTGTGATCTTGCAGTATTGCGGTGCTGAGTATTCATAGAATCCGAATGACTTAGGAGGCGCAGATAACGCTCTCTCGCGTAATGTATTTAGCGTCTCAGAAAAGGCGTCACCGGCATTCGACGTTAGCAAAGTCTGGCTGTTAGCCCTTGCGCGAGTTGTAGGGATTGCAGCTGTGTAACCCTCTTTGCTTATCTCTCGGACTTCATCGATCCAAAGAAAATCTGCTGTACGTCCACGAGATGAGTCACGAGTATCGGATACGAGGTCTAGCGTTGCGCCATTGAGAAGCTCTATGCGTTCGCCGCCGTTGGCGTATCGGATGGCTTTAGTGGCAGCCTTAAGATGCGGCGCATTCTCAATAATCCACGCGATCTC